TCTTCTATTAGTTCTGGTTTTACAACTTGTATATTTTGTTTCTTAGAATTTATTTCTGATTCATATTGTGCATTGCTGATTGACACAACAGGTGTAGCTGTTACGGTGTTGTTACCATTGTAGTATGACACTTGATAGTTAGATGCTACAACTTTACCCGCAGGAACAATAATATTATTATTAGCATCTCTAACTTCTGTTGTTACATGATGCTTAGTTGCTTGTGCATTATCGTATTTGTTATTGATAAACTCTTCTAACTGAAATTGTGATCGTGGCCATTGACTATACACATCAGTGATGTCATTAATAATAAGTATAGTCCAGTTGTAAAATGGATTTCTATACATTCTAGTTGCAACATCTTCTGGTTTCTCTCCATCTTTTACATTGACCTCAGTAAACAATGTTGTTTGATTTTTAAATGCACTTAGAACCTCACCTCGTCTCCATATATTTTTGACGATTAGATAATCCGCATCAAGTGGATTCGTTGAGAAGTTATATGCTAATGATGGTAATTTTTTTAACATGTTTAGAATGTAACGTTAGGGTTGCCGACATCATCTGTATCTCTGATGAATGTTCCTTCTGTGCCAGAGATAACACCTTTACCAAATACTCCCACTCTGTCTGTATATGCAGAACCTTCCATATCCACACGTGTAAGTTTTGTTGTTTCTTTGAACATCAATTCCATAGTAACCATAGGAATAGTTCCATCAAACACTGTTTGTAACTGACCAAATGGTGTAGTGTTTATAGTTAGTCCTGTCAATGCACATAGTTTTGTCTTAGGCATCATAGGATGTTGGATAATTCCATTAGGTATTGGAGTTCCTTGCTCATCGCATTTTACAAACTTAGGAGTCAGTAAGAATACGTCTGGGAATGTCAATAGAACTGCACTACCTTTACCATTCTTTGCGTTAGGATGCATACCACGTTTGAACCACTCAATTATAGCTTCTACTTTTGAACTCTCCTTCTTATTTCTTGCTGCTAATTCAAATCTAAAACTAAACTCTCTACCTTGCATTCTTTCAAAGAATTGTATTGAGTTTTCGTTTGGTGCTAGTCCTGCTAATCCTGCAATATTCTTAGGATTTATTTGACTGTTAACTCCAAAAGGATTTATCGCTGTCCCTGCACCTTTCGCTGCACCACCAACTATCTTGTCAATATTTACTCCACCAACTTTTCCTGCTACGTCAGTTAGAGATGTTGCTGATGTAAGTTTGTCTAAGGCATATGCTCCTGCACCACCTACAACTGCACCAGTTCCTGCAACTGCTGCAAATCTACCGATGTTGTCTGCTGCTAATGCTAAAGTTCCTAACTTAAATTCGTTACTCCAGTCTGCACCATACTTATATTGAAACTCATTTGGTAATGGTAGATGACAGAAAGATGACAGTAAACCTTTTTCTAACTTTCTCTTTGTTTTCTCGTTCTTCTGTTTCTGTAATGCACCCAAAGTTGTTATCTCACCATTCGGTAATTTAACTTTTTGGTTTGGATCTCCATCCAATGTATAATATTTTTTTCCAATTCCTAATACCCCTTGCTCATCTGCATCTGCTGATGCAAACTTCCCAGTTCCAATCTCTTTACTGTTATTTCTTGCATTCCAGTCACCAGAACCATAAGCATTATTTGCTAACTCTGAAACACCTCTTACAGCAGGAGCAATCTTACTTCTATTGTATGAACCAAATGCATCGTTCTGTTCTTTTGCAACAGTCTGCATAGCTTCATCATAACTATACCTCTCTATCTCTAGGAAAGAGGCATAAGGTATGCCAGATAAACCTGTGGGGTATTCAATTACTTTTTGACTAGTCATTATCTATTGTAATGAAATTTTTCTATGGGTAGTGTGCTCAGTAGTTGCACTTCACTCTCTGATATCTCGAAAAAGATGCGGTCTGCTCTTCTAGGTATATAGTAACGTAATGTAGATTTAGGAAACCTTTTATTATTTAGTGCCTTTAATCTGGAGTTTGTTCCCTTGATGTGATGTATGTTCGCACCAAGCAAATTGTTCTTCTTAAACTCCATGGCGTAGACAATTGGATACTCATCCCACACTTTCATTTGATCTTTGTATTTGGGATCATACTCAAATGTATAGTATTTGTCTGCTTGAGGTTGCTCAGTCGCATCATCTAGTAGTATATTGAATACTTCCTCTCTTAATTTTGATTTAGATATCTTTTTACCTTTTACTTGCTCAATCAATGTGTCAAACCTTGAGCTCTCGTTCGGTAACGAGTTTGAATTCCCAAAGCCTGTCCCTGCAGTAGTCATTTGCTGCCTCCCATTTTGCTTTGTTGGTGGCAAAGGTCATTACTTCTGTGATGTATGCCTTTGTTTTTCTCTTCTGAGGTTTAGGACCTTCGACCTGTCTTTTAGGTTTAACCTCAATAAGATATGCTTTTATAGTCCCGTCTTTCTCTCTAACTCTCATCCAGAAATCTGGAAAGTAACGACGCCACTTCTTTGTAACGGGATCTTTGTATGGTATAGCAAGTTCTTCTGACCACCATTCTATTACATTAGGACTGCTATCACAGTATTTCATAAACTTTCGTTCCCACAAGGAGCGATATACTACACCCGTAGGATCGCCTTTATACTTCTTGTAATTTTTTACTCGGTATTTACCCTTGTAAGTCACTATAAATACATATATCAAACCATAAGGTTATTTATGGCAACCGCAAGAGGACTACAGAATTTTATGCAGGCTATTGGAAAGTCTGGTGGAATCTCTGCGTCTAACCTATACCAATTCTCATTTAATAAGAAAGATAAACTAGGAAAATTTTTTGAAAATCAATTAGGTGAAGACTTTTTACAACTAACTGACAACGGTGATGGGTTGAACCTACAGTTGTTATGCAATGAAATACAGTTGCCAGGTGTGACATACTCAGCATTTGATGTTAAGTCAGTGCACAAAGGTATTACACAAAAGATAGCAACTAATAAAGTATACAATGAATTAGATGTCAGTTTCTTTTTAGATGGAACATCAATGCCACTCAGATTTTTTAGAGCATGGCAAGATTTTACATCAAACACTGTCGCACCTGATCCTGTCAATTTCTATGGAGATCAGTCATATAGAAGAGCATCAGCATTTAATTACTATGAAGACTACGCATGTGACATGTTCATATCTAAACTGGAGAAATATGATGGAACTATAGCTGGCACAAAAGATGAGAACGGTAACTCAAAAAAAGATACTTATGCTAACCCGTGGAATGTAAGATTGGTCAACGCCTATCCATACACTGTAGCATCAATACCATACTCATCACAGGCAGCACAACTCGTTAAGGTAACTGTTGGATTCTACTACGAATACAGTCATTTGATCCTTGATTGACCCCCTATATACTATACTGATTTTATAAATTATGCCATTACCTGATATTGCAACGCCAATCTATACGTTGACTGTGCCTTCTACCAAGAAGAGAGTAAAGTATAGACCGTTCCTTGTAAAAGAGCAGAAGTTATTAATACTGGCACTAGAGAATGATGACCAACAGCAGATATTAGACGCTATAACTAAAACAATAGATAATTGTCTAATAACAAAGGTAAAACTAAGTGAGTTATCTTTGTTTGATATAGAGTATTTGTTTCTACAGATACGTGCTAGATCAATCAGTGAAGAGATTGAGATGAAAGTTACATGTGCAGATGACGGTGAGACTGAAGTTGACGTCAAGTTTATGGTCAATGATGTCAAAGTAAACTTTCCCAAAGGTCATACTAACGTTATCAAGTTATCTGATGATATAACCGTTGAGATGAAGTATCCAAACCTTGATTACTTTACTCAGGTTAACTTTACTAAAGATGAACCAGATCCATACGAATTGATGGCAAAATGCATCAAGAGAGTTTATGTGGGTGAACAGGATTATAGTTCATTTACTTTAGAGGAATCTAAAGGGTGGGTAGAGTCACTTACAAGTGCACAATTCGATTCTATTCAAGAATTTTTTGAGACTATGCCATCACTCAGGCATGTATTGAAGGTTAAAAACCCTAAGACTAAGGTATCAAACGAGGTTGTATTAGAAGGTTTATCTGATTTTTTCGTATAGCCCTCTTTCATGAGGGCATCATGACCTTTTATCAAACTAACTTTTCCCTTGTCCAACACCATAAATATAGTTTGACAGATATTGAGAATATGATGCCTTGGGAACGCGAGGTATATGTGAATATGTTAGCATCTCACTTGCAAAAAGAACGAGACCGTATCGCTGAAGAAAACCGACGCTAATGAAAGGCAAAGCAGTTATTAATTTTTTTAAGAAGGCAGCAAAGTCACTTGCTGTTGGAGCTGCGGGTGCCATTGCAAATAATCAAGGAGCAAGAGTTGTTCCTGCTATAGCACCTATTCCTATATCAGAAGTAGATACGTCATATGGTCAGGCAAATGTAATAGAAAGACCTCCTAAAGAAGAAGATCAGAGATATGAAGAAGTAGTATTAGAAACAATAAAGACTGTAGCACAACAAAGAAACTTACCTTATGAGAAGAAACCATCGGTAAGTCTCAAGGAAGGTGCTATTACAAAAAGACGCACAGTAGCAGAGATTGGTGAGGGTGGTGAACCAGAAGCAATCATCCCACTATCAAAGTTTAGTAAATCAATTGAGGCAGTATATAAAGAAGGTGCATCGTTACTCATAAGTTCATCGCAAGGTTTCTTACAGACACTACCCGCATCTCCTGCAAGGGCAAGTGTATTATCAGAAGCTAATAGATTAAAAAGTATATTTGGTATATCTGATACACCAAAACCTGCATTTAAGATAGGATTAAAACAAAAATTAGAGAACTTTAGCACTGGTGTTGCTGCATCTGCACAACCTTCTATGAAAGCACCAGAGCAAGGTAAGAAGAGTGGTGATAAGAAGAGTAGTGGTGGAAATATCCTACAGAGTCTAGGAAAAACTTTTAATAAATTTAAAAACTTTCGTAAGTCTAGACTTGGTAGAAAGGCAAAAGTATTTTTAAGTAAGAAAGGTAAAACTGCGGGCAAAGCTCTAGGTAAGATGGGTAAACTAGGCAAAGGTCTAGGTAAAGTTGGTAAGTCTGCAGGAAAATTAATGAAGGGTGGCAAGACCCTAGCAAATGTTGGTAGTAAGGCAGGAAAGGCATTACTAAAGAAAGGTGCTAAGAAAATTGCTGCAAAGGTAGGTGGTAAAGCAATAGCAAAGGTAGGTGCAAAGGCACTAGGTAAAGGATTATTGAAGAAGATACCTTTTGTAGGTATGGGTGCAGGATTATTATTTGCAGGACAACGATTGATGAAGGGCGACTTCAAGGGTGCTATGCTCGAAGCAGCATCTGGTATCGCTTCTACAATACCTGGCATTGGAACTGCTGTATCCATAGGACTTGATGCTACACTTGCAGCAAAAGATATGGGTGTGTTGCCAGGTCAGAAACAAGCGGAGGAGCAGCAACAAGGATTACAAGCTCCTGATCCATCACGAGACATGTATGGTAAGACAATTGTATTGAACCCATCCACTGAAAAAGCATGGAAGAAAGCAGTGAACGCTGCAGCAAAAGATGGTATCAACCTACCCGCAAGTGTCACATCATCATACAGAAGTCCAGAACAACAGGCAGCATTGATCAGTGCTGCAGAAGCTGGCGATGAACGTGCTATCAATCCTGCACCAGTTGGAGCATCACCACACGGACAAGGTTGGGCAATAGACATCACAGCAGGAAGTAAAGCAAACGAATGGATGAGAGAGAATGGTAAGAAGTATGGTTTCCAATGGCAGGGTGAGAAGGATCCTGTTCACTTTGACTTAATAAACAGCGAAGATAATGATAAATGGTTGAAACCTGGCAAAAACAAGTGGATACCTAACATTGATCCTGCAGATTCTAAAAAATCATCGTCAGGAACTGGCACTGCACCTACAGGTGGTGGTGGAAATGTCAGTGCACCACCTACATCAGGAGCAAAAGATGTTCTCAATGAAGAACCTGTCACACAAGGAACACAAGGTGGTGGTGGAGACGTCGCTAAACCAGTGGTCATTCCTGTTCCTAAGAGAATGGTTGTCAATGTTCCTTATGGTATGCCTAAAAAAGAAAAGAGGGCATTCATCAAAGAGAGGATTGCCATCATAGATCCTCATGGTAAGTCATCTGGTTATGACATACGAACCACATTCGCACACGTAAGATAATGAAAGCATTACCTCCCGCAATGTCATCAGTAGGATCAGGTTTAGTCCTGAGCAAATCGCACATGCAGAAGGCGATGGATATTCCTGCGTCGCAACAGACTATAGATGTATCTGCTACACCAGTATCTTCACCCGCAGCACCAAAACAAAACTTATTACCCGCACCAAAAACACAACCATTACTTAGTGCTGCTGCACCTCCTGACTATTCTAAGATGTCAAGGGCAGAGAGAGCGAGAAAAGATCCTGTATTCAGAAAGAAAATGATACAGCAGCAGATTGATGATGCACATAATCAACCGAAAGCAGGAACAGTTACTGAACTGAAAGACGGTGGAATGGATGAAGGCACAACGAAGAAAAATATAGACAAAAAATTAGAAAAGGATTTTGAACTAGATCCTAAGATGAAGAAAGCATTTAGTGACGCACTAGCACTACCCGCTAAGTCTGCTGCTGTGGCATTGATTGACTTGCTAGAGAAAATCCCTGCACCAAGTAAGGAAGCATCTAAGATCTTAAACAGAAACATGTCTAAGGTTACTAATGCATTCAAGTTAGGTGCTGCTAGTCAAGAAGTTGCTAATGATGAAGAGGATAACGATAAGAAGAAAAAGAAAGAAGGACCTCCACTATGGACTGTTCTTCTAAAGAAAGGTCTCAGTGCAATAATGGGCAAAGCTAGTGGTTCTGCTGAGGGTGGTGGTGATCAAGCACAAATTAGTGGATCCAGTCCACAGCAAAAACTATTAGCAGGAGCTGGTGATCCTTCTCATGGTAAGAGAGCACCATACACAGGAACTGCTGATGGTATAGGTCTTGGTGATGGCAGTGGTAGAGCGATGCAACCTATCAAGAAACGTAAGGGTGGTCTTGCTAAAAAATTATTTGGCATGACGCCAATGGGTATGGCATTCAATGCGGGTAACAAGATATTCCAAGGTGCAAAAGGATTAGCGGGTAAAGCAGCAGGATCTGGTTTAGGTAAAGGTTTGAAAGGTTTAGCTGGCAAAGCATTTGGTATGACACCCATGGGTATGGGTTTGAAACTTGGCATGAAAGCATTTGGTGGTGCTAAAAACTTATTTGCACCAAAGGGTGACCAAGTAACTAACTTGACAGAACTTACTGATAAGACCATCAAAGAAAATAGAGCAAGTGCAGATGCTAAAACTGAGAAGCAAATCGCTACTGCTGCAGGAACTGGTGGTGCTATGGGTGGAGAGGAAGGAAGTGCACCTCCATATCAACAAGAGGGTGGTGAACTTGCACAACCTGAGATCAATGAATCACCATACTTTGATCTATATAACGTAACGTCGCAATTCTAATGTCAGTTAACGCACAGTCAAATTTTCAACTCATACGCTTTCAGATTGCGGACTTTCCTCCTATAGGTCCTAATCAGGTATTGTATGTGCAATACACAGAGGACATAAGATCTGCTACAATGAGAATGGAAGTTCAGATTACAGACAGTCAGACAGGTTTCTTGTCACAGTTAACAGGAATGGAAAATGTATTCATACAGATAGGTGATAGCACAGGAACGACTGAGATTGGTGGAGAATTTGTTATCTATGATATACAAGACAGGAGAAACATTCAAGGTAAATCATCTGCTGTATTGATGTTATGTAAGGTTGATTTCTTAAACAACGCTGCTAATAAGATATCAAGAAGATTTGGTAAGGGCAGAGGAAAGAAGATAGATGATATAGTAAAGAAAGAAATACTACAAGATTTGATGGGAGTTGATGAGAATAGATTGACAGATTTTGAAGCAACTGTCAATAACTTTTCATTCGTATCACCATACTGGAATCCATTTACTGCTATAAGATGGTTGGCAGCGAAAGCAATACCAGAGACATCAGGTTCTGGTAAGGCAGCTAGTGCAGGATATGCATTCTATGAGACAAGATCTGGATATCATTTTAAATCTTATGACTCATTTGCAGAGAAGAAACCTGTATGTAGAATGGTCATTGGTCATGAGAAAGAAGAGTTAGAAGATGACGAGGATAAGAACATCGTTGGAGTTGATAAGTTGACAATAGAATCATCTGTAGATTTATTGAAAGGATTGAATCTAGGATCATACTCTAGTAATGTGATGACAATAGATCTGAAGGACATGAAGTATCAGGATTATCCTTTCAGCATCAATAAATATTATGACGAAGTTAAAACCATGAACTCTGGGAGACCTCCAGAATTTTATAAGGGATTTGATAATAAGAGAACATTCACCAGAATCATGTCAAAGGTATCCGACTCTGCACTATTCACTCGTGGAACATACACACAGGGATATACAAAACAACTTTCACAATCCTCTTTACGGGAAAAATTATTTTACAGCAAAAAAGTGACTGTAGAATTTGTATCTGACTATTCATTAGAGATAGGAGAGGTTGTCCAACTGGACATATATAAAGGATCAGCAGATAGGGAACTGGATTTTGCAAACTCTGGTAGATATGTTATTGGTATGGTAGAAAGAACGTTCAAGAGTTCTGAGGATAAAATGACTACTAAACTAACATTATTCACTGACTCGGATGGTGAAAAGAAATGATGAATGAATCATTAGCTAATTTTATAGGAAAGGACGGGTTCAACTGGTGGATTGGACAGGTAGAGAATGATGGTTACGGGTTCTGGAATGCAGTTAACGGGACATTTGATTTCTCTGACTGGGACTGGACTAATAAAGTAAAAGTTAGAATCATAGGATATCACAACCCTAATAGAAAAGAGTTACCAACCTCAGATCTACCATGGGCACAGGTATTGATGCCACCAACATATGCACAGAGATCTGGTATTGGTGCTAACCATCAACTAGAGGTAAACTCTTGGGTTATTGGTTTCTTTATGGATGGTGCGTCTGCACAGATTCCTGTTGTTATGGGAACTATTGGTGATGAGAATCCTAAATCTAGTTACGGTGTAAAAGGTGGTAAAGAGCAGGGATTTGAGCAATTAGTAAGTCCAAACTATAAGTTTCCTGACCATAAAGAGCAAGGTAGTTCTCCTGCTAATACAGGAAGCACAGTTGAAACTAATGAAGAAACTGGTGTAGACGAAGCACCAAAGAATAATGATGGACACAAAGATGAAGAGGGAGAGAATTCTGATAAGAACGAGAGAGGACCTGCAAAGACTGAGAGTGAGAAACAGAAGACAGCAACAGAGAAACAACAAGTCACTGTCCATGTAGGTAACGGTAAGTGTGGCAGCGAGACTGCTGCAAAGTTAGAAGCACCTATGGCAGAGTTCATGAAGTTTGCTCGTGGTATAGAAAAGAATGAGATAGATCAATTCATCAATAAGACAACTGGTGCTGTTGTAGATCTTGACTATGAGATAAACATAGTATCACAACGTATACAGAAGAAACTTACAGGACTGACTGCTAACATCAAGGGCGTGGTCATGGAGGAGACCAACAAACTTGTAAAAGAAGGACTCGCTGACCTAAGTATTCCAGATCCAGAGTTAGATACTGCAGTTAGAAAACAACTCAAGGATGTTGGTGATCTTGTATCATGTTTGTTCAAGCAAGCAATAGGTGAACTTGGTGATTTCATCAAAGGTATGTTGAAAGATCTAGTAGAGAATGTATTAGACACTGCACTATGTCTTGTGCAGAACATGCTCGGTGATATCATGAAAAAATTGATGGATAATATTACGGGTGCATTAGATGTATTGAAAGGTGTAACGGGTGCAATCAAAGGATCTGCAGACAAGATCCAAAACTTAACAAACAAGGTCGGTGATTTCTTAGATTTATTCTGCGACGGTCAGTTATCATGTTCTATCGGTGCATCAGTATTTGAGACAGGTCTTGGTGCTAAACCAAAAGGACTTGAAGCAGCAGCTAAAGCAATCAGTCAGTATAAGATCAAACCACCAAACTCTATATCAGTTGTTGGTAAAGGTATACCTAAGAATGGTTTTGTTCCAACTATAGATCGTAATGGAGTCAAGAAAATATTTGACACTACAAGCGGTGCATTAGTTGATCTAAACAGTGCAGCGGGAATTGCAACAGGTTTGACAGAGAAAGCATTTGATACACGAGGACCTCTAGAGAAGTTTGAGGGTATTAACTTCTATGACTCTCAAGGTAATGTTTCTAGCGAGGCAGTCAATTGTTCTAACTCTATCTTGAATAAGAAACCATGCTTCCCAGAATTAGTATGGGATAATCTACAATCAACAAGTCCAGTAAGAGCATTGCCTATAGTAGATGACATAGGACAGATTCTTGGTGTGTTGATGAATAAGAAAGGAACTAATGTCAACGCTGAAGCATCAGTCAAAGCACAATTTACATGTAACGACCCAGAGGGTAGTGGTGCTAAGTTCAAACCAAACATAGTCAATGGAAAGGTAGATTCTATAGAGGTAATCAATCCTGGCATAGGATATGGATTTGATCCTGCAAGCACATACTGTCCTAATGAGCAGTATGGAGTTCTAGTTAATAAATTAGGACTACAAGAGCATCTTAGTGATGGAGAGTTTGTAGAACATGTAGTTCTAGGTAACCCTGATATATTACAAGTTGTGGATACTGACTATGATCCAGATCATATATTGTTAGCAACTATAGATCCATCTTTCAATCCACAATTAGAAGTGGGTATGAATCTAAAAACTAAATCTGGACATGAGTTTGTATTAAACTTTGACGGTAAGTTCCCAACACTGGTAATACCACAAGGAGCAACAGCGATCTATGCTAAGTGTGGTGACATAATTCCTAAAGTTGATAAGTTAAGTGTAAGGAACGTTGGTAGAAACTATGTCAACCCAGTTATCACTATTGGAACTGGCACAAAGAAAAGACAGATAGGAACTGCAACTAAAGATGCTCAAGGTAGACTGGTAGAATTAGATTTGACTGAATCTGTATTGGGATTTGTTAAACCTGTCGTGGAAGATTTAGGATTTGAAGCTAATGATATAGAGGGAACTGGAACTGGTGCAGAGGTCAGTGTAGTATATGAATACACAAGTCCAAGAGAACTCAGAGAAAATAATGTTTTACCATTGACACAATATGTTGACTGTGTGGGTCATCCTATGATAAAATCTGCAAAGGAAGAAGAGGATGATGGATTGGCAGATAGAGGATTTAACTTAATTGACAGTCAATTAGAGGAGACTACAACTGATAGTGACACAACTACAGTTTCTACTCCTACCGTTGCAGATCCAGTATCTACACCTGTAACTCCTGACACAGGAACACAGCAGCAACAAACACAACAAACTCAACAACAGAACAATCAACAACAGCAACAGCAGCAGAACAATCAACAGCAGCAGCAACAAAACAATAACCAACAGCAAGGTGGTTATGGAGGTTACTAATGGCAATTAATTTATTTACAGGTGGAACTAACTTAGCGAACCTTTTATCAAAGGTAAGAATAAGATATCCTAGAAACTTTGTTCAATCGACATCTGCAGGACATATGTTCGAGATGAACAATACAAAGGATGGTGAATACATACGTTTGCTCAATGCAAATGGTAATTTCCTTAACTTAGATGAGAAGAATAACAACTCTCTAGTTTCATATAATGATACATATATTCTATCAGACCACAATCTTGTTATAAAAATAGGCAAGGATGTGGACAATGACAGAATGGCACTGCATGTAATTGGTGATGTCAACATATACGTTGAAGGTGACATGCATAGTGAAGTTGAGGGTGATAGATTTGACAGAGTAAATGGCAACTACCAGATGCAAGTCGGTGGTGTATGCACTATTCAGTCAGACGAGAACTTAGCAATACAAGCTAAGAACGAAATGAAATTAGAATCCAATGCCTACACAAACAAGACAACGTTCTTGGAAAATGATTTGAGTGAAGGCGGTTCTGTAAAAGAGAACGTAAAAGGTAATTATGAAGTTAAGATATTAAAAGAAACATCTACATTCTCTATCAATAGTGATGGAGACCTTCGCACAAAGGCATCTGGATGCCGATACGAACAGGTTGGTGGTAACTTACTGTCTCAGGTGGGCGGTAAAGTTAAGACACAAGTAGATGGTGCTGATATATCATGTATTGATGGAGGTGCATTCACTGGAATGATCTCATCACCTGATAGTAATGCTTATAGAATCAATGTAAATGGCAACGTAGATATAGATGCCACAAACATATACTTGAATTGATAGCAGCATTTACAAAAACACATGACACAACACCATATGTCAGTAACTATGCAGGAAGCTAAATTTTTGAAAAGCATTCTTGCAAAGCATTTAGACGATTTCGTCGAAGAAATGGTAAGGGAAGATAAGACAGAGCATGCGATGAAGCACATGCAAGAAAACAGACAGGCAGGACTTGATCTCATAGGCAAGATCGAGGACACAATTAGAAGAGCAAGCAGAGCAGGTAATTCTACCTACTTTACATAGTGCCAATGGCGTGCTATAATATTCTCATATCTATTGCATAACCATGTTCTACGACGAAGAAGAGAAACTCGAAAAGGTCATAGTTGACATTACATCGAGATCATTTACAATAGTAAGTGATACTGGGGACACTAAAAGAATTGACTGCGATGCAGAACAATTCATGAGAGTCCTTGAAGTCGTTCGTGACATGTTAACAAGTGAAGAGGTAACCTACGTCTAATGTCTTACAACAAAACTTACAGTGAAATCAAAGAGATCTTAAGAGACTCCAAGAAGATCACTAAACCCATGATGCTGAAAATAGCACAACTTGCTATCAAAGAAACTTTAGGAGATAAAGTGGAGATGGACAAGATAGAATGGGACACAAAATTTATTGACCTTGAAGCAGATAGTCTTGACATGGTAGAACTTGTCATGTTCTTAGAAGAATGCTTCGGTATCGAGATCCCTGACGAAATGGCAGGAGATATCGTGACGGTTGGTAATGCAATTGAAACAATCAAGAAAGCAAAAGCAAACAAAGGAAAGAAGAAGAAGATAAACGCTGCAGCATACAAGAGCAAGCAAACTAAGGTTCCACATCCAGACAGTCCTTTCATGGCAAACCCACCTGGCAAATACATTAACCCACAAATTGCTGCTACAGAACAGTTACATAATGATTTAAAAGAATTAGATGAGCAAGATTAAGGTAGTCAAGGACTTTCTTAAATATTATACATTTACTGAATTGCTAGCTCAATTCAATAGTCCTAACTTTCCATGGTATTGGACACAATCCATTGGAGAACCAGAGCAATATGTAAACTTATTATATTTTGATCATCAGTTCTCCAGTGCGATGAATCCTACTATGAATAGATGTCTCATGACTGCAACTGAGCAGTTAGGGGTCATTGCTATATTAAGAGTAAAATTAAATGCTACTCCTAGGAATGCACCAGAGCAAGAATGGCATACGGATTGGCAAATATCCACACCAAGTAAGACATGTGTGCTATACTTAAATGATAACAACGGTTATACAGAATTCAAGACAGGCGAGAAGTTTTATAGCAGAACAAACACTGCACTAATATTTGATACTAACATGGAACATAGAGGGGTTCCTGCCACAGATGTAGATCGTCGTCTTGTTTTAAACATCAGTTACTTTGAAAGATGAAAAAAAGTTTTTGTGAATGGTTCGAGGGTGAGTTTGATAACTGGTCACAGGCAGCATCAAATCCTACGAAATGGGCACATATAATAGTTAAACATGAAAAGATAGGTGATTCTAGATTCCACACTACGTCTAGATATAGCTACTCAAAAGAACCATACAGAGAACAGACTGTGGAGGTAACAGAACCACACGTTCTAGGTGCAAATTGTCCTATTATAATAATAAAGAATCCTGCATGTGATATGGTGTTCTCATTTGTAGAGGGTGGTCACTATTGGGAAGGCACATCCGAACCAGAATGCACATATAAAGGTAAATCATTAGAGAGTCAAGCAAGATTATATCGTAATGAATACCACACATGGGACAAAGGTTACTGGGAAGGGGCAGAGGGATTCTTTACATTCAAAAAGAAAGTATAAATAGACTTGATAGTATTACTGTAAGCATGTAGTGGCAACTCGTAAGATATCTGACCTTA